TTCTTGCACTGGCTGAAATAGCAGTCTTCCAGTTTTTCGAACACTTCCCACGCCTGATCGGTTTCGAGCATTTTGGCGTGACGGGCAGCGCCGCGTTCAGTCCAGAGGATGAGGGAGCGGGTTTTGGGGGAAATTTGCAGGTAACTAAAAGTTACTCGCAAATTTTTCAGATCATCGCCAACGATTTTGAAATAATGCTTCCCTTCCAGAAAACGAGTTTGATTACGTGAATGATTCATTTTTATGTTGGCAACATCCGTTCCATAAAGATGCGCCAATAGCTCGGTGGTTATGACAGGGATCTGGTTGTGGGTAATCGGGGAAAGAGTTTCAACTGCGATTTTGGTGGCCATAAGATGATCCTTTTTCTTTGTGAATCATCACCACCTGCGACGCCAATCGCTTGGTGGTGAACTGTGCAGGGTTGGCGTAACCGGGAAAAAGGAACCGGCGCGGATTGCTCCGCCCCCACACAGCCCACCATTGAGATGTGACTGTGCAAACGACAATAAAAAAGACGCTGGCGCGTCTGTTGTCGCCTTTTTCATCCGGGACGCCAATCCCGACGCCAGATTTTGCTGGCGTGTGAGGAATATAGCCCCGGATAAATCATCGCGTCAATCCCCTTGTATTCCTCGCACGATGTCTTAGCCACCGGATATCCCACAGGTGAGCCGTGTAATTGAAGGTTTTTACGTCAGATTCTTTTGGGATTGGCTTGCGTTTATTTCTGGAGCGTTTCGTTGGAAGGTATTTGCAGTTTTCGCAGATGATGTCGGTGATACTTCGTCGCTGTCGCCTCATGCCGCCCTCCTGACGCCCAGCCCGATCGCCATCAATGCCGCTTTGGATACGGTAGTAAACATCCGTCGAGGACTGATGAACGGTCGCCAAATCAGCAACATTGAGCCTTTGCTGTTTCCCTTCTTCTCCAGCCCTGTCGATGGTTCGATAAAATTAATCCGTCCATCAGTGATGATGCGAACTTCGTCAACACTCTCCAGAGCCTTGCTGAACCATCCGACAGACATATCCTCTGGCACAAGCATCACTACCGTCTGTCGCTGTTGTATGCACTGCTCAGCGGCTTTTTCCACCCACGGCCTGATATTGCTGTACGGTGGGTTATTCCAGATTGCACCGTGGCTTATCCACTCAGAATTTAGCGCGTCGTCAGCCTCAGTTAGCCAGTGAGCGCACAGAGCGTTTTTGTCGCTCGCAGCTGAATCCAGCCAGAATCCAAACTCAATATCCAGTGCATCAAAAAGCCAAAGCGGCGTTTGCCAGCAGTCCTTGTTGTGTGCTGGCGTATTTGATTTGATAGTCATGCAGCCCGATCTCCCCATCGCGCTTTCATTTTTTCATTTGCAAATCGCCAGAATCTTCCTTTGTGATATGAGCTTTCGCCATTACAGCAACGACTAATTGACGAACTATCAAATCCTTCTCTGACAGCATCCATAGCTGCTTCATAATAAACCTCCTCCCCAGTTTTCATGTCAGTAGAAATAACAGCTTTACTGGCAGGATGGTCACCACTAAATTTACCTAGCGATATAGGTATTCTTCCATTTTGTTTATATCCGTGTTTTGAGTTTTCAGAATGTGATACCCATTCAAGGTTATCAGCCCTATTGTCATCTCTTCGCCCATTTTTGTGATTAACTACCAAGCCATCACAGAACCCTGTACAGAATGCTTTCGCAACTATCCTGTGGGCGCTGTATTTCTTACCGTATACCTTTATTTGAAGATATCCTGTCGACTTGCACTTGAATGGTTTTACACTAGTGCCATTAATTATTTTCTTATATGGCCTCTGTCTGGTTGATGTTACTGTAACTTCCCTCGTAATAGACCTGAAATTTCCTTTATTGCTAACCTGATAAAATGGAATCCCTTCGATATCTACCCAAACCTCAATCATAATTCCTCCATTCGCTAAGATGAATTGAGTTCATGGCACAATATGCTTCTATGTAGTCCATTATTTCGGATATTTTTTTTACAGATAGAGTCGCCGTACTCTCTCTGATGTTTATTAGCTCACCTTCTAACCCTGATATAATCTCAGGGTGCTGGTTGGTTGCAATCTGCCAACCAGAAACGAATAACCCCTTCCAAAACTCAATATTTCTTGCTTTTCCGTGATATGTAGCCTTCTTACTTATTTCAGATAGCATCGCGTGAAGGCGTGCATTTTGCCGAATGCTGCGGTTGCGTTCCTGAATGGTTACTACGATTGGTTTGGTTGGGTCTGGAAGAATTTGCTGGATAGCTTGAATGGCGTTCTGCTGATGGATGGGGCTTCTTAGTTCAAATGTTAGTTTCCTCATCACCCTTAATCCTCTCGAAGTTCTTCTCGAAGTTTTTGGTGTCGAACACTGACCACCGACCATTATGAATGGCGTATGCACATGTCTTGTTTTCGTCCTGATAAACCACCCTTACCTTGCGATAAAACCGTGGCTTAATCTCTCTGAATATTTGCTCGCTCATGCTCACTCCTTCACTTTAAATCCAGACTCCGGATAATTCTGTTGCGCTGAAACTCATTATTGAGTCTGAACAACCGTCGAAGAACACGGTCACGCGGATAGCGTCGTGCGGCAGGTGAATGCTCATACAACTCATCAAGCGGCAAACTGGACGATGAACGATACCGATACCAACGCACCAACTCTTCACGAAAATTAGCCCTGACAAGCTCAGCTATCGTACTCATTTCTTAAAACCTCCTCAAACGCATTCTGACGCATTTTTCATTCTCGCTGCTTATCGGTATACCTTGCACGTGCTTACCTCACCACAGAGCGATTGTGATGCCTTAAAAGCGATTTATTGAAGTGATATTTGCTTAATCGAAATTCTTTTCTTTGATTCCTGCGGCCCTGATGGCTTTCATTACTGCAATTACCGTTTTGTCACGCCCATCCTCATAACCCATCGCATAAGCACCTTCTTCACCATCTTTCCAAAGGTCGTCATTCGATTCGGGCCAGTCGATATCCAGTTCAATAGCAGAGCGCGATGCCTGCCATATCACCCAGGCAAACTCTTTTAATTCATCGTCTCCCGTGAACTGGCTTTTGTCTTTTGACCACCAGTTTTCAAACTGTCGGTAGCTATCGTTCACTTCCCTCTCCCCCAAATAAAAAGGCCTGCGATTACCAGCAGGCCTGTTATTAACTCAGTGATGTAGATGGTCATACGTCAGCCCCTTGTGCATATCGTCTGCCACGCGCAGCAGGTGCATTTGATGCTGTGCAAATCTGTCTGGCTTCATCCTGGTCACATGCAACAAAGTGTCCGTTACAGAACCGCTGGTAAACTGTACCAAGCGAGCCAAAACGGTTTTTCGTCACGATGATTTCAGCAAATGGCGCGGCGCTACTGTTCTCATCATATACCGCTTCCCGATAGAGCATGATGATTGAGTCTGCGTCCTGTTCAATGCTTCCTGAATCACGCAAATCTGCGTTTGTCGGGCGTTTGTTTGGTCGCTTCTCAACATCGCGCGAAAGCTGACTCAGGGAGATAACCGGTGTTTTCAGGTCTTTCGCCATCGCCTTCAGGCTTCCGGAGATGTGAGCAATTGCGAGGTCGTTGCGGTCTGCTTTCGGCTTCTCAATCAGGCCAAGATAATCCGCCATGATGAGTGACAGGTTTGGATTTTCCTGCTTATGCCGTTCTGCGATTGAGCGTATTTCTTCGACCGATAACCGCGAAGCATCGACTACCCATACATCCAAATCTGCAAGCTGACTCATGCCGTTAGCAACACGTGCCCAGCCCTCGTCATCCATCGATGCAGGATTTCGCAGTACGCTAACCGACATCCTCCCGGCGTTGGCAATGCTTCGCTCTGCAATCTGCAATGCGCTCATTTCCATTGAGAAAATCAATACCCCGCGCCGGACGTCAGAACCAGGAATAACGCGGCTTGCCACACCTTCGGCAATCTTCAGCGCCAGTTCGGTTTTCCCCATACCAGGACGAGCGGCGATAATCACCAGGTCTTCTGCGTTCATCCCTCCAGTGATAGCGTCAAGCTCTTCGATTCCGGTCTTCAGGGTATCTGACTCTTCTCCGTTCCTCAGACGCCTGTCAAGCGTGTCAGTGTAGTCAGTGATGATTTCCCCTAACCGTACAGGTTTAACCTCGTCACGGGGCTTTCTGATGGCTGAAAGACGCTTTACAAGTTCATCCATCGCCTGACTCGATGCGTCGATGGTTCCGCTTTGGATTGGTTCACGCATTTCATCCATGATTTCCAGCACCAGACGGCGGTGATAGTTATCCGCGACCATTCCGGCATATCCCTTCAGGTTTGCGGCACTCGGGCAGTTTTTGCTGGTCATCAGGATTGACGTGAAATGCTCCTCTCCGCACGCCTCGGCAACCATCAGCGCATCGATTAGGTTTCTGTTTCTCGCCTGCTTGCGAATAACCTCGAAGGCTTTCCGGTAGAGCGGAATTGAAAACGCTTCCGGCTCCAGCGTTGCCAGAACGTCACTGGCGGTTGGAGTTAATCCACCAATCAGCAGGCCACCGATAACGCTAGCTTCGATATCCTGTCTCATGCAATCCCCCTGTCTGCAAACTTCCCTTCCCGAACTCCCGTTAACGAATCTTCCCTCAGCAGGTAATCAAAATCTGCCGTCCAGCCCGTGTCGTTGTCTCCGAAGTAAAACGGCTTGGCCTGATGCACAAACGCCCTGACATACGCTCTGAAACCGTCCACGTTTGGCGTTTTCAGTTGCGGGATAATTTTCTTCAGGCGGCGTTTTCGTTTCTCGTTGACCGCAACAGCGTGTGGAAGTCTGTCACCGACTTCGGTGTTGTAGGCGTTCAGGAAGGATTCGTAGTCGATTCGTTCTGCCTTGCGACGTTCAGGTTTAACCTGCCCATCGCCATCCCCGTTAGGGGGTAAGGGGGTATTTGTATTTATTGTCTTTTGTATATTGTCTTTTGTGTTTAGCTGACTTGGCTTATACCCATTAGCCGACTTGGCTAATGTTTTATTAGCTGTTTTAGCTAATGTTAAGCTGTCCTGGCTAATCCACTGAGAAACCACCTTGTTCACTCCGATTTTCACGCCATCAGCAATGAGGAATTTACGCTCAATAAGCTGGCGCTTGGCAGCGCAAACATGAGTGTGATGAATACCTGTCATGGCTGCTATCTGCGTGTTTGTGAGTCGATCCATCGGCTTATTGAATCCGTATGTCTTGCGCATGATAGCGAGCATCACCTTCAACTGCCGGACGGTTAAATCAGCCATCAGCAGACTGTCGGTAATCTCGTTAGCAACGCGCATGAAACCATCTTCGGTATCTGCCACGCGATGCTCCACGACCTCCAGTTGAGGCCTGTAATCAGCTAACTTAACGACGCCCATGTTTCACTCCTGCTTTGGCTAGTCTGTAAACACCAACAAGGCGCTCTGCGAACGCCCTGTTATTTGCTGCGGCTACCACTAATCCCTCAGGTGAATCAGGGTGTCGAATCTCTTCTTTTTCCTGGTATTTCTTACGACGTTTTGTCATAATTACTCCTGTGGATTGATCCAGTAATTCCCTCAGAATTGCATATCAATTTGCTTAAAATCCTCGGTGGCAGCCGGGGATTTTTTCTTTGTGATTTCATCAAGCGCATACTTAAAAGCCCTGCTAATCGGACTGATGTCTGATGCCATTCCGAAAGCACACAAGACCGAAGCAATAAACCTCCAGTCTGTTCTGCTTATCTTCGATTCATGACAGCCAATCATCTTTGCCAGACCGCGCTGTGTAAGCGTTGACAGGTTGATGAGTAAATCTGTTTCTGCGCGATCAACGTCGCGCTGTGATAGTTTGCTGTAACTTGTTCGTTCCATTTCTTAAGATTTCCAATAGTGAATAGTTAGTTGAAAGGTATGCGTGGAAACGCATATGGCCTTAGTTGGTCAGATATCTTGGGACTCGCTTTTCAGCGACGTAGGACGAATGTCCGTTGTTACAAAGAGCGGCTCCGCTTATTAAGCGGCTTTGTGCTCCGGCGGGAACACGTCATCAAGACTTACTTTTGCGCCTAACTTGTTTAGACACGCAACAAGAGCACGGCATGTTTTAAGGTCTGGGAAGCGACGACCAGATTCCCAATGTCCGATAGCTCCCTGTGTGCATCCAACTGCCTTAGCAAGTGTTGTTTGAGAGATATTCAGTGACTCTCGATATTTTCGTAGGTTGCTCATATGCCCTCCATAGTAACCACGAATAAAAAAATACAATATGTACTTCTCAAATACAAGTAAAAATACACATTGTGCATGGATGGTTCCAGTACAGAGCGTAATAATAAGGACATGAAAATGAAATGGTATGAACTGGCTAGATCCAGAATGAAAGAGCTCGGCATAACTCAAGAGAAGTTAGCCGAAGAGCTAGGTATGACGCAGGGTGGAATTGGACACTGGTTGCGCGGATCTCGTCATCCATCTCTTAGTGATATTGGTGTGGTGTTTAAATACCTTGGTATTGATAACATATCATTCAACCACGACGGGACATTTTCACCTGTTGGCGAATACTCATCGGCCCCAGTTAAAAAACAATATGAGTACCCTGTTTTTTCTCATGTTCAGGCTGGGATGTTCTCTCCAGAACTCAGAACCTTTACCAAAGGTGATGCGGAGAGATTGGTAAGCACAACCAAAAAAGCCAGTGACTCTGCATTCTGGCTTGAGGTTGAAGGTA